GCTCCGATTGTTTGAATTTGGAAAAGGTCATATCTTTCACCACTAATAGTTTGTGATTTAATCATTGGTGTCAATGCTTCTTGTGCATCGAATGTGAACAATTGATTTCCTAATACACTAGCCGTAGTTGATGTATTTGTGTTAAAGCCCATAGATGTATTCTTAAAGAATCCATATACATAAGGTTTTTTAGAACCAAGTGGAGATGTACCAAATACTGCTTCAATATCATTTGTATCAGCTGAATCCAAAGATGCTGATAATAATCCTGCATTTGAACCTGAAAGTAAAAAATCACCATTTACAGATGAACCTGAAACTATTGTTCCTGCAAAACCTGCGTTTGCTGCAGTTGATGTATTAAATAAAATACCCAACGATGCAGATACTGCACCAGAGGTTGCTGTTAATAGTATAGGAGCAGTTTCGGTATATCCGTCTACACCTGCTACTCTACAAATAGTTGCAGTTCCTGCTTCTCTTAAATATGATTGTACTGCTAAAGGAGTATAGTATGTGTCATCAACTACTCCAAACAATGTTTCGAATTCAGCTTGTGAATTTACAATTGTTGGTACCAATGGGCCTTCTTTGAAAGGGCCTATGAATGCTGCTCCGATGTCAGCTACACCTTGTTGTAAGAATGAAAGGTCGTTTTCCTTAGTAAAAACACCTGGTGATACAATTTTTTCTGCCATTTTATATGCTTTAATTTAAATTTATTAATTCTCAATATAAATATAAATTTTTAAACCAAAACAACAAATTTTTATTTATATGTAGGAGAGAAGTGGTTATATGTTTGAGTTACTAATGTTGAATTCTGTAATGTATTATAGAACAATACAGGACCTATTTGTCCATTCCAAAAAGTTGTTCTTGCACTATTACTACCAATTGTTAAAAAGTTTGTCGATGATGGTGCGGTAAACGCTGATGAACTAAACGTTCCTACCGAACTTCCATCCACATAAACTGTACAAGTTCCACTTGATTGGAAAGTTACTGAAATCATATACCAAACATTCGATGATAATGATGTTGTTAATTGTGCACTATTTCCTAATGTACTACCATAAAACTTAACTCTATTTAATGCAGAGTTATCGGTAGATTCAATTGCTAAACCATAAAATCCAGCGTAGTCAAAAATGTGTCTTGTAGATGTTCCTAATGTTGTAGTTGGTCTAATCCACATATGAATTGTACCGATATTAGTATTGAATTGAGATAAACCACCATTTATATTTGATGCGGTATCTTTATACCAGAATTGGTTTGTACCATTTCCTGCCCAATATTTTTCTTTTTTAGTTGCTCCCGCATTATATGATGGGTTACCACCTGTAATGCCGGCTGCGTTTGTAACACCAGCTGGTCTAATACCTGTGTTGTATCCTGATAAGTCTAACCAGTCTGCTGTTGTTGTACCATCTGTCGATGATGCTTTTCCTGGGTCAACATACATTCTTAATCCTGAAGATGGAATATACGGTTGAGTTGTTGTACCTTTGTTGTGTGATACAAAATTATTTGCTAAGAATACATCGGCATTTTCTACGTTGATTGTTACAATTTCGACATCCGCAGTTACTATTTCTATATTAGTTATTTCAATTTCATCACCTATACCATTTATTAATTTATCACCAGGTAATAAGTTTTCTACATTTTTGAAATGATATTTTTTTATTTCATTGTCATAAACATATAATGGGTGAGTACCAGTTGCGTTGATTAAACCATCATTTATTGAATAATATCCTTCTGCAAAGTTAAATGTTATATCATTAACTGTTACATTTAAATTATCACCCAATAATCTAGTTTGTAAATAAAATCTCCAATCGGTTTGGTCACTATCCAATGATTGTGATTCATCAGGTAAACCATCAGGTTGCCATGCTTTTATTGAATCACCTACATTTAAATCTTCAATATTTATTTCAGTTCCGTTTGCCAAAGTTACTTTTGTACCAAATAATAAACAGAAATCAGGTTGGTTAATTGTATTATAAACATCTACTGCGTATAAAGTCTTTGTAGATGCCACATTATAGTTAGTTGCATTTAAATTATATCCATCTGCATATGTCATTGATAACACCGATTGTGCTTCAGAATAATTTGAAGCTGCTATTGATGCCGGTGTAATTGGAAACGATGGTGATGCCCCTAATGTTGGAGTACCTACCGAAAAGTTTGCGTTATCAAATGTTACTGAATAGTTTGCTGCAACACTACCAACTCTACTTCCATGTAAAGAACCTTGTGTTCCAAATGAAAATGTTGCCGTTTCAGTTGTACTTTCTACGATATATGTAAATGTTGGTAAATTTCTAGTTATAGAATCAACTGCGAATGAAGTAAATGCAGCTTCTGTACCCGCAGAACCATTCATAGCATTTAATGAAACCGCCTGTGAGGTTCTTGCTGAACCCTGCGTTGCTCTATATAAATTTCCTAATGATAGATTTGTTCTTGGCATTGTATAAAGTGTTATTCTCCGTTATAAATATCTAAAAGTTTTTCTTTCCATACATCTTTATTAGAAAAGTGTTGAATCATCCAATTTTTAAGTTTTTCAAATTCTGCTTTACGGGTTTCGTAATCGTCTTTACAAATCGTTTCGTAGGTCTGCTTAAATGTTTCCTCGTCAGACGCTTTGTATTTATAATCAAGTGGAACATGCCATTTTTCATGTAATATTGGAAGTTTCCCCCAATCCACTGCTTCAAAAATTCCGTATCCGAAGGGTTCATATTCAAAGCAAGAATGAGATATTCCCCAATCAAGTGAGTAGAACCTTTCTTTATATTTGTAATCAAACTTGTAAACTTTTGCTTTTTCAAATTTGTATCCATATTTCTTTTTATAATATTTGTTGAATGTTTCTGAATTGGTAGAAATATACCCACCCAATCCATCCATATATTCAACATTTTTTCTACCTTCAACTCTTGCTGCGTATCCTAATTCTGTTGAGGTTGAAAGTTGTTTGTTTTGTTTAAATTGATAATTATTTGGAATATGATGTAAATTTTCCGTTTCATATGGAAAATGATATAATCCTACCCAAACTTTATTTTTAATTTTATTTATTAATTCGTTTTCGTATTCCCAATTTCCGTACCAATGAAGATATTCATCTTTGTCTTGTTGTGCCATTAAAGACACTTTGGTTAAATTGTGGAAAATAATTGAATCAATCTTTTCCAAATTTTGATGTATAGCTCTGGTTGGGGTATAATGACCATGCAATATATGTATACGTCTTGCACCATCTAATATTTTTATTATCTCATCTTCCGATGTTTCCCAAATATGGTCAATATCAATTGGAAATTCTTCGTAATTTGTTGGTTTTTTTCTATGGAAAAGTAGAAGTGGCTTCACTTCTAAATGAGGTGCCACTTCTTTTATCCATTCGGTTACCCATATATCTGCACCGCTGTTGAACCATGGGCCTCCAGCGGTGGTGTAATAAACATCATACATTAACTATAAACCTTTTACTTTCTTTAGATTTTCAATTTCTAAAGTTAAATTATGTATTTGTGATTGTTGTTCTTTAATTGCTTCAACCATTAGACCCATCATTTTTGAGTAGTCTAATGCTAAGAAACCATCTTCTCTTTCCTTTATAACTTCAGGTAAAACTTCTTGTACTTCTTGTGCTATCAAACCTGTTTTAGGTGTTGATTTTGTTACTTCATGTACATCGTCATTCCATTCCCAAGTTACACCATTCAATTTAGATACTTTTAACAAAGCATTTTCGATTGGTTGGATATTATTTTTGTGTCTCTTATCCGAAGTGTAATATGCAGTGATATCACCAGTTGCGTTTATACTTCCGTTAATTGTTAAGTTACCAAATGTTGGAGTTGCGTTTGTTGCTACTGATTGTCCGATTGCAATTGTTGGAGTTGCATTTTCACCACTATTATTTGTAATTGTAACACCTGTACCTTGTACTAAACTTGCAACATAGTCACCGGTTGTTTGAGTTGCCAATGCAATATTTCCACTTGCAGAACCTAAACTAATTTGTGCTGAACCTGTTACAACCGTACCGATTGCTGTTCTAATTTGTTCTGCTGTTATTGTTCCACCCAATGAAGTTGACGTACCCGCAATTGTTATTGCGTTATTTGTTAAACCAATTGTAGGAGTTGCTCCTTCACCACTATTATTCGAAAGTGTAATATTTGTTCCTGCTACTAAACTTGCAACATAGTTACCAGATGTTCTTGTTCCCAATGCAATATCACCTGTTGTAGATGCTACGTCAATTTGAGAAGAACCCGAAACAATTCCATCAATATTAAATAATGTATCGATTTGTGCAGATGAAGATATAATTCCAGCTGGTATGTTTGATAATCCTACATATGAAACTTGTGATGAACCACTTACAACCGTTTCTACATTTAATCTTGTTTTAATTGTAGTATTAATAGAAGATGTAAAACTTTCTAAATTTGAAGTTTCAGATTCTATTGTAGTCAATCTTGTAAGTGTAGAACTACTAAATGTTTCTAAATTTGCAGTTTCGATTAATAAACTTGCAGATGTTGATTCTAAATTATTTAATCTACCAACACTTGCAGTATAAAATGATGCAAATGTGTTATCGTTTGTTGTATCTACTGAATTAATTAATGTTACAATTTCTGCAAATGAATCTTTATCCGCATCTGCTGCCGAAAGTATTGCATCAACTCTACCTTTTTCAGTTAATATTCTACTATTCAATGAAGAACTAAAATCACTATACCCAGTTGTTGAACTTAATGTTACTTGTGATGAACCACTAACTACACCGGTTGGCAATAATAAGGTTATTTGAGATGAACCAGATACTACACCATTTGTTGATGCAATTGAACCTGTTAATGAATTGGCTCTAAGTGAACCACTAACATATACTGCTCCAGCAATTTGTACTTTATCTGATGCAACCACTGCACCTTCAAAATATCCGGTACCATTTGGTATACCTCTACCCATTAATATATTACCATATGTTGGTTCTGCTACAAATATATAATCTGCTCCTGAGTTAGATGGATTACCTATTTCAAAGAAACTATTATTATCGTATGGTAATAATCTAAATATACCATTTGCATTTGTGGTATCATAACTAACTTCAAAATTTCTTTCACCATTTTTTAAGAAATACAATGCGTTTACATTTGCAGTTGTATCTAAACCAAGTGTACCATCGTTTATAGATGTTGATATGTACGCTGCAAATCCAGGAACATTTCCTAAAATTGAGCCACTTGATATGATTATCTTTCCGTCTACTTTAGCGTTTCCGGTAATGTTTATTGATGAACCAGTAATTTCTGCAACTGAAATGTTGCTTCCCGTACCAATTGCTGATAGTGTTACATCGCCTGTGTCAAGTCCGATTTGTAATGTTCCCAATGTGGTGTTCACATATGGTTCTCCGAATGCTAACGAACCTGATTTCTGTGCGGTTGTCCCACGTCTAAATTTAAGTCCCATCTAGTTTACCTTTTTTTTAGTACGGTTATTGTAATATGTATAAATATCTATTTATTTTCCAATTCCTTAACTTTTGCTGATAATTCTTTTATAGCTTCTATTAATACTGGAACTAATTTTTGATAATCTACTCCCAAATATCCATTCTCTCTTTCAACAACCACTTCTGGGAATGTAGATTGTACTTCTTGTGCTATAACTCCAATGTCATGTCCTTTTCTAGCTTTTTGTAATTCTTCATTCCAATCAAATGTATAACCACCCAATTGATTTACTCTATCTAATGCATTTTCGATTGGTTGAATATTATCTTTTAATCTCTTGTCCGAAGTGTAATATGCAACGATATCACCACTTGCAGCAATATCACCTGCAATTTTAAGTTCGTAAGTTGCATCAGGTGCAGTACCAATTCCCAATGATGCGAATTGAACTCCTGTTGTTGATGTTCCTAAGTTTTGGTTAATTGATGTAATATTAGTTTGGTTTGAACCACTTAATATATTTGAACCACCCAATATTTGTATAGAACCCGAAACAATTCCTCCTGGTATATTACTTAATGCCGTATATGATACTTGTGAAGAACCCGAAACAATTCCTCCTGGTATATTACTCAATCCTACATATGAAACTTGTGAAGAACCGGAAACTAAACCATCAATATTAAATAGTGTATCGATTTGTGCAGACGAAGATATAATTCCTGCAGGTATATTTGTTAATCCAATATAAGAAACTTGTGATGAACCAGATATAACTGTATTACTATTCAATTCAGTTTTAATACCCGTTGCCCAATTTGTTGTTGCCGTTGCATCTATTTGTGACGAACCGGAAACTAAACCATCTACATTAAATAATGCGTCGATTTGTGCAGATGAAGATATTATACCAGCTGGAATATTACTTAATCCAATATATGATACTTGTGATGACCCCGATACCACTCCACCTTTTAAATCAGCGGTTATTGAACCACCTGTAATTGTGAAATCAATATTATTGCTATCGGTTGATGCTGAAATTATGTTTGCACTAATCCCACTTAATTCTGTGAAGTTTATTTGAGATGAACCCGAAACAATTCCATCTATATTAAATAATGTATCAATTTGTGCAGATGAAGATATGATTCCACTTGGTATATTACTCAACCCAATATATGAAACCTGTGATGAACCACTTATTACACCATCGGTATCTAATTTAGTTTTAATTGTAGTATTAATTGATGAACTAAAAGAGTTTAAACTTGATGTAGTTGCTTCTAAATTATTTAATCTAGTATTTGCAGATGCAGTAAATAGTTGTAATGAAGCAGTTACCTGATTAATTTTACTAAATTCTCCAGCTAAACCTGCACCTACTGAAATTGATGCAGTATATTCCAAATCATCTAATCGTACTTCGGTTGAACTTGTATATGAGTTTAATGATTGAGTATGTAAATTTAAAGAAGTAGTTACATTTGATATTGTTTCAAATTTAGTTTCAATACTTGCCGTATATGTACCTAATGTTGTTGCTTTCGTTTCTAAATCGTCAATTCTACCCTCATGATTAGATGCGGTACTAAATAATTCGATAATACTTGCAGTTGCAGAAGCAGTAAATGAATTTATGTCTAATATATACTCATTAACAGATGCAGTAAATGTATTTAAATTACTTACCGAAATGTTTAAACTTGCGGTGGTTGATTCTAAATTTGTTAATCTAATATTAGTAGATGAAGTAAAATCATATAATGAAGCGGTAGCTAAATTTAATTGATTTATAGATGATGTTACCG